TTCAGCGGTGTCTGCCAGTCGGGGGGAGACTGCATTATCCACGCCGGAGGCGGTGGTGGCTTCACGCACTGACTGACAGACTGCTTTGATGTGCAACCGACGACGACCAGCGGCAACATCAGCGCGCAGAGTTTCATTTTCAGCTTTCGCATTGGCTAATTCTCTCGAGTACTTTGCATCGAGCACAGCAACATCACGCTGACGCTGCTGCATGTCAGCGATGGTGGCGTTCGCCAGCTTCAACTCTCTGGCGTTTTTGTCACGCTGCTCTTTGTAGGAGATGGCGTTATCACGGTAATGATTAACAGCCCATGACAGGCAGACGATGAGGCAGATGACCAGAACGTAGATAATCGCGGTTACTCTGCTCATTGTTGCCCCCACAAACAGACTTCACGCTCAATCTCACGGCGAGTCATCAGCCCTTTCCATTGCTTACCGCCAGCGTATGTCCAGCGCCGTAGCTGATCACATGCGCCTTTGATATCGCCCTGGTTTATTTTGCGAAGAAGCGTCGATGTTCTGAAATTGCCAGCGCCCACGTTGTAAACGAACGAGTAAAGAGCGCCGCGCGTTGTTTCCGGTATATCGACTTTGATGTACGGGTTAATTTGTCTGGCGACCATGGCAAGGTCTTTATTCAGGAGGGCTTTGCATTCTGCTTCGGTATACGTTTTACCGGGAATGATGTCTTTTCCGGTGTGTCCGTGACATACAGTCCATACGCCAACGATATCTTCGTATGGTATGTAGCTGACACCTTCCAGGCCATCGTCACCACTCGGACCAGTGATGAGCACAGACGCTATGGCAATAGCCCCGCCACCAATAGCAGCTGCAACAGCCTTGCGTAATGATGGAGGCATTATTCACCTCTCGCAGCCTTTCTTCTGTCTTCTCTGATTTTGAAGTACAGATTTGTCAGATAAGTCAGGAAGCCCAGAACCAGACTCCCCAGTACACCAATCGCAGCCCACTGTGACGGACTGACCTGATCAAGCCACTGTAAAAACCAGTAGCCAGCACTGCCTGCGGAGGTGCCGTAGGCAATGCTCGTTGAAATTTTGTCCATGGATTTCATAGCCTCACCTCCGCAAATAACGGATGGCGTAGTTTTACACTGAGAAATGAAAGGGATTTGAAAAGAAAAAACCGCAAAAGCGGGCGAAACGATATATACAGTAAGGAAAGCACTCTATCCAACAAACCACCCACAGTTAATCGGAATAAAAGCAGAGTGCTTATGAATGATCGCCTGCCCGAAAGTTAGTATTTCTGCACAACAATTTTGCAAAAAAAAGCGATCATTCATAACTTAAACGTCTTTCAGTCACTCCGGGATTTCCCATCATCGCAGACTGAAAGACTCTAACTGGAGCGGGCAGCGGGAATCGAACCCGCATCATCAGCTTGGAAGGCTGAGGTAATAGCCATTATACGATGCCCGCATATGGTGCCGACTACCGGAATCGAACTGGTGACCTACTGATTACAAGTCAGTTGCTCTACCTACTGAGCTAAGTCGGCGCTGGTTCCTCGGGTGTGAATGAGATGCCCGGATACATAATTGACCCTTCCCTCGGAACCAAAGAAATCATACTGATAAATAAACAGAGTTCAATGTCTGCTTATTCATCTGTTGAAAAAACACTCAGAATTACAGAGCGATATTCACACTCACCACGATTCTGACATACCGCCCGATTTTCGAAGCGTGAGGGACACGCAAGCAGTACATGTCCGGTATTTCAGCATCCCCATCAGTTAACATTTAAAGCACATAACAATGTATACGAGCATCCTAATTGATGCTTCTTTTATGGAACGTAGGTATTGCCTTAAGGGTAAACCGGCAAGTGCTGAGTTATTTGAGCAAAGTAAAGTGATGATCTTCACCCAACTACAGACCAAAAAGGGGCGTGAACGCCCCTGTATTTATATGACTTTAACGAAAACACTGACCAAATTTAATCAGCATCCACAACACTAATAATATCTGCGTCCAGAAACAAAAGACGCGCATAAATAAACCGTAGATTCTCAGTTAAACTTCACCTGGGCAAAGCCTGAGCCTGAACTGCAGGTATTAGATATGATTGTTACAGTCATCCCTGTCAGCTGAGCACTTTGTAACAATGGCTGCAAATTCCATCTGTTCGTCCAGTATTCTCTTCCTGACACCTTCACAGTAAAGGTATCATCCTCATTATACTTGGAAAACTCAATTTTTCCTACAGCACAATCCGCCGCCATGGAATTAGCAGAAAAGAGACCGAATAAAACTGCAATAATCATCTTCTTCATATTCACCCCCTGTTATTGGTTTGGTTCAGTAAGATCCTGAGGCTTGCGATTTAATAAAGCAGCGATTGTATTCGCTTCCCACAAAACATTATTTACTTTAATGGCCGCCCTGTCTCCAACAATCTGGCATTCTGTTTTCTGTTTTTGGCTCACGGAACGAACTGAATAACTTCCGGTTGAGTGGCAATTAAGGATGACCGCAACACTTCCGAGAATCGCAGAAAGACTATTAAAAGATATCCTACCGATTCTTACCCCTTCCTCTCCTCTGTACTCTGGAAGAACATTACTTATTCTTCCCCAGTTCAGGGTAAGGTCAACATCCTGAGCCGTCATTGTATAAAGCGGAGATGCCTCAGACAGCGCCGGTCGGAATCCCCGCTGTATTTGTCTGAATCGCAGAGCTTCTGCTATCACTGTGACAAAACGCAGCATAGCTCTGGATGATGCGCGGGTCATGGAACGTCCTCTGAACTCCATTAAATCCAGATATGAACCAACCAGTGAATGACGCCCAATCTGCATCCCTGTACGTTCCAGATCTGCGATTCGCTGTAATGATGAATAACTGCTGTCCGTCGTCATGGAAACAGTTATCACATCAGGCACTGAAATATGTGAGAAATCGGAGAATCTGTAAAAGGTATTCGTTTCAGTATTAATAAAGCCTGCAACATATAAGTTATTCCGTTCCATTATTAAACGGAGGTGGTTAAATCTCTCGCTATATGGATCAAGGCCTCTAACATTCAATGATATATAGTTTCCGCCTGGAACATGATTAATTACTGAAACAGAAACACCACCCTGAGATATATTTCCAAGTGGAGTGGATATTGCCGACCTTATACTATTCAATGAATCAACATAGCTCTTTTGCGAAGAGAAATCCACAGTAAACTCATCTGCATAAGATGCTGAAGACAAGCAAACACAAAAAAACAACACCAGCTTTAATAATATATGTCGCATATATTAACACTCCATCAGTCTGAACCGGCAGCGCCAGGAATAATACCTCGCAAGAAGTCCGGAATGTTTTTAGCAGAAATTTATTACAAACAAATCCCCTCACAGGAAATGACTGCACAATGTATTACTTCCCTGTTTATCAGGAACAGAAAGCAGATAATGATGCACTATAGCTTCCGGAAAATAGTATCAATTATTTAAGATTACGGGTATATGGTTTATATTTTTATAGAATAGAGAATCTCTCACATATAAAGAACACCATAAACTTTACTTCAGCCACAGCCTGGTCAAGAGGAGCGTCCATTGACTATGCCCCCCCCTGGCACCACGACCGGTTTACGGACATAAAAAAACCGCCCGGCGGCGTGTTTAAGCTGTGTGGCGAAGTTACCCATCTTTACCAAGTATTCGGTAATAAAATAACTTGTGGTGTTCTCATTTTTATGCCGATAAAATAAACGGTCCACTTTCAAATGGAGCGATTCATGATTTTTCTCAGAACTGAAAACGGCATCGAGAAACTTGAAAACTGGGAGGAAATTATATCCAGACCAAACTTTGTCACCACTATAGACAAAGGAGTTCAACAACTTGAGGAGATAATTGGTTACTACAAATTTAAAGAAGAAATCCACTGTGGTCTAACTGGTTGCAACCAACCACATCAAATGGGTTATATTGTAAAAACATCTAGTGGCATTGAAACCAACATCGGAAATAAATGTGGTAAAAACGAATTTGGTGTGGAATTTGGTGAAAACGTTCTTAGTTTCAATAAATTTATGCAACTCGAAACCAATCGGGAAATTATTAGCACCGCAAAAAGTAAATGTGAAGAGTGGCAAAAAATATTGAAACGATACGAAATATCAAACCCACAATAGATTATCTATCTTCTACCATCGAAAATAGTAAAAATTCCAATTACTCCGGAAGACTTGGTGCTACAGAAATTCGTTTTTTGACCAAGAGCCAGACAGGCCTTGTAACCCTTTCTGAAGTGGAAACTGATAAGAATACCAAAACAATTCTGTTCGCAATGAATGAACACATGCGCGAGTCTGGAGAGGCAATAAGTGAATTCTACATAGGAAAAGTATCATTTAGTCATGTTCTTTTACCAGAAAACAATCTTCGTGATTTTTTTGTTGCGCTCAAAGAAGATCTAAAAAAAATTCAGTGTATTGATCTACAAACAGCCCCAAGCCCAGAAATTTCTAATGTTGCCCAAATTGCCAGTTCAATCGAAGAACGAATCAAGCGATTAAAAAAACTGAAACATGAAGCCAGTAAATTCCTAACTAAAAAAAATCTGCGTCCCATCGCAAACAAAATAAAATACTCATCGACAGCGGATGAACTTGAATTCCATAATTTCGAACGCTTTTTAAACGGGCTGAAATGATAAAAGCCCCGAAAGGGGCTTCTATCAAAATCATTTACGCATTATTCCGCATGCTTAAAAGAATACATGACAGATTCGGACAAAATCAAGTGCAATGTCGCAAAAACCCTAAGCTTAGTTCACATCATCACCAAAACTTGTCACATTCTGAAAAGCAATATCGGCCTTACGCTCTTCCTGGTGGCAAATGTCAACCAGAGAATCAAGAAACGGCTTCCAATTACGCGTCCATGTCCTGACATGTAGCTCGGGTATCCGCTTCAGTACAACTTTATATACTGTGGTAGACGGTACCGTGGAAAATCCATTTCCGCTGCAACGTTCGCAGATTTTAAACACTGGCACACCACGCTCGCTTGTGGCTTTGCGGTCCAGTACCTCTCCCTTTCCACCACAACGACACCTGGCACTTATCACTCCCTTCCCTCTACATACATCGCAAACGACTAGTACAACTTCCGTTACCTCTGTCCATTTCTCCCAATCTGACGGTCGAACAGCACGGGAGCGACTGGCCCAATATGGTGCTTTACCCCATGGGTATGAAACCTTACGAATGACCTGCTTACGGGGTGTTAGTCCGGTACCACTGCAACTATGGCATGTTACGCTGGTGGCCGCCGATCGGGAATACTCAGCAAAAGCAAACTGCGCCAGTACCAGCATACACCAGCCAAATTCACCACCAGCTGCTTTACGCACATTCTTCGGTGCAATTTCCATCGCGTGACGCGCCAGCGCCTGGACTGCCATCTGCTCATCAGTCTTGCTGATACCGGCCTTCCCGAAGAAGGCCGCCAGGCCAAACCGCTCACGATTGCTGGTGGTACCAATAGCCGCCATAACATCGGTGCCTGTAAGACGTTCCGGAGAGGTTTCTTTCACATCGTCGCCGATATACATTCCCTGAGGACTGAAGTATTTTAGCGATGCCTCAAGCTTCATTATTCACACTCCCCAACCAGATTAAGAATAACCGTCGCGCCATTGTCTTTCATATATTCGCCCTTTCCGCTTGCCAAAAACCAACGACACACCTCCACGGCTTCAGCCCGTGTCACCGGTTTGATGGTCATCAGCAATTTTTCAAGGTAGCGCTCGCGGTCATATACCGATTCGTGATGCTCAGAGTAACCATACTCATCGCCCTGTTCTTTAGACGCAGTGTGGCGAACACTGTAGAGCCAGTCCCAGTAAACAAACTCACGAACTACGTCTGACAATGTATGAGGCTCTGGCAGTACATCACGATAGCCATCAACATATGCACGACGCTGATCATCAATTTCATTCATACGGATGCCATCAATTCTGCCCGCTGTCTTCTCGGCTGCAGTCCAGCCCCAGAGATGATCGTCGATAAATTTCTGGGAAGACTTGATCACTCGCTCGGCTTCCACATCTTCGAGTGCTGCTTCATAGCTACCAAACGTAGCCCTGACTGATGTTGCTTTTTTGATATTCTCCCGGGCGATCCTGATTGCCTGTGCCGGGTTATCCATGCCGATGGTACCGAAAGCAATCTGGAAAGGATCACCACCATTCGCCAGCAGATAACGCGAATAGCGTTCCTGGGCCTCTTTTGGGGAAATTTTAATTTTCACCAGCGCAGCCTCAGCAGCATCCAGATGTGCGGGTTCGTTCAGACGGATAACCTCCAGCACCCAAAGATAAGCATCAGTCTGCTTATGCCCGGTGATTCTCCGTTGCTCTGGCAGGGGCTTGATGTTTGCGAGGGCGGAACTGTACGCTGCCGTCGGGATGGTGAATAGTGCTTTATGTTCGTTGTTATCAGTACGCATTACGCAACCGCCTTTTTCTTATGGAAAACCAGCTCTCGAACCTGATCACCGTTCATGAGCATATTGTTGAAATCATCGTGATCCGGCCAGTACACGCTCACGCGCTGCAGGTCATTCTTTGCCATCAGATTGGCATGAGCACATTCGCAAGCCGCAGCCAGCCCGGTGGCGCTGTTCTCGTCACGGTCGGCAAAAATAATCAGGTGCAGAACACCAGCTGGTACGCGGAACTTTTTCATAAAGCCGCTGTTAATGGTTGCCCAGGTGTTCACGTTATAAATCTGGTGCGCTGACAGCGCTGTTTCGATGCCTTCGGCGATACCCAGAGTGCTAGCAACAGGAAACATGCGGATAGCTACAGAACGAGCGTGATCCAAATAGTTATCTTCCTGCAGGGATTTGAGGCGCTTTGCACTGCTACCGATATCTGCTTTTTTATCACCATCAAGCAGAGTCTGGTGCAGATAGCACAACTCCCCTTTATCGTCCGTAGCAAGTGAATAAAGAGACTGGAACACACTCCCGTTGTGTCTCTGCCTGGCATTGAACCGGATCGCCTCAGCAGGAAGACTGAATATTCCACGAGAATTAAGATACGATGCGCCGGATGTACCACGCAGTGCCTCCAGTTTTGAAAACTTGCTCAATACCCGTTTGCGTAAGCTGGTGGCGCTGCTGGTTACCGGGATTTTAACCCGTTGGTAATCATTACCGATCAGGCGGTCTATTTCGGTACAAATCTCGTTAAATGGCTTCGCCTGTGTCAGGGTGACAAGTTTCATACCATCGCCACTACCACATACACAGATCCACGTTCCTGCACCGTCGCGGTCATCAATTCGGAACTTGCCACGTGCACCGCATACCGGGCATTCACCCTTGAAGTGATTTTTTCCTGTTATCGGCGGCAAGCCGAAGTGCTCTAATATTTCAGGCCAGCGGCCTTTCGCTGCAGCTGCTGTTTTCATCTTACTGACTCAAACTGTTTATATTTTTCTGGAGTTGTTGCTTTGCTTGCATGATGCGCCAAGCCTCAGTGCCTATTGGCATCTCGCTTCGCTCACCTCGTTCCTGAGACAGAGGAATTGTTGCCTGCAATTTTTCTATAGTTCTCTGCGTCCGCTGACGGCCTTTGGCAAACCGAATCAGCTTGTGTTTGATGTAGTTACTTACTTCTGGGCTTATTTCCATCGGGAAACTGCTCAACCCATCAGGCCATTCACCGAATTTCTCCCTGAAAGTGTGAGCACACCATCCATCACTGACTGGACGCCCCAGCGAAGCACGCTGGCGCTGATAAAATTTGATCTGACTCCACCAGGACTGTTTCTCTGCCTTCGTCGACTGATGCTGATTTTTACCCAGCTTATTAAGTTTGCGGCTAGTGTCAGTATCAACATCTTCACCTCGCAGCGGCTTGTGTCCACATTTAGGGCAAACATAGACGCCAGCTGGCTTCATGTAGTGGCATTGAGGGCATTCATGTGGCAGTTTTTCGGCCCGTTCCTCAACTGCGCGGCGCGCGCTTTCCTCCATGCCGTCAGACTTACCGGGAAGATCGTCGTACTCGATTGAATCCGGATAACCCAAACGGTGCACGGTGCCGCTGTGATCGAAGATAAGGCAGGACTCTTTACCCGGTGCGGTGCGCAGCCCACGCCCGAGTGCCTGCAACCAGCGAATTTCGCTTTTTGTTGGCCTGGCGTAGATGATGCAACGAACGTCACTATCAAAGCCGGCCACCAGAACGCCCACACTAACGATGATTTTCGTTGCACCAGTTTCAAAGCGGTGAATGATGGTCTGGCGCTCATCTACCGGAGTGTCTGCGGTCATTACCTCAGCGTTAACACCTGCGAGGTTAAACTGGATTGTCAGGTAATTGGCGTGGGCTACGTTGACGCAGAAAGCGATGGTAGGTAGATCCCGACCATTCTCCAGCCAGTTCTGTACGATGTCGCCCACCAGCGTAGAGCCGCACATGATTTCAGCCAGCTGTGTTTCGTTGTAATCGCGGCCGTACTCAAGCGAAGATGTGGTTTTAACACCTTTCAGATCCGGCTTAGTTGGCGCGTAAAATTCGTATTTACTCAGATCGCCACGCTGGATTAACTCGCCGATGGTGGTCGGCTTAATCAGTCGGTCATAGTATTTGCCCAGGAACGGGGAAAACGGAGTACCCGACAGGCCAATCACCTTTACGCCTTTACCGCGCAGACGTTCGATATCCTTCAGGATGCGTTTTTTACGCAGGTGTGCTTCGTCGATAATCAGCAGATCAATATTTTCAGGAAAAACACGACGAATAAGCGTGTCGGCGCTGGCAATCTGAATTTTCCGGTCCGGATCGTAGTTCGGGTGGTCCGCCCAGATATAACCGATTTCATCCCCCGGTAATCCATACTCCACGAACCGATTAGCCGTCTGACCGATCAGGATGGTGTACGGTGCACAGAACAGGACGCGCATACCACGGCTGACAAACCCGGCAACGATGAAGGCGGCCAAACCCGTTTTACCGCTACCGGTTGGCGAGTACACCATGAAGGTGTCGTTTGCCTTCCAGTCACGGCGCAACATGTTTAACGCTCGTTCCTGTGCAAAATTCGGCGTGATTGTCAGCTGCATTGTGCTGTCCCCGCAGTGATGAGATAATAATTTTGTGATGTGGTTTTCATGGATTCCTCCTCACATGGCTGGTGGTCTCCCCAAAGGCTGCCAGCCCCTTTCCGAATCAACTCACTTAAATTTCGTCGCACGAATAACGTCAATTCCGTTCTCGCTATATCGAAGAGGGTGCTTACCATCCCTGAGCAGGACAAAGCCTGACATCCCCTCAGGTAGCTGAGCCAGCTTCATCAACGAACGGTTGCGGGGAGACTTCTTATCGACCTCAATGGCACACTGCTGGCCGTCTGATGATGTAACCAGGCAATCAATAAACCCTTTACGACCACCGCTAATGCTGATGCTGAAATTGCGTTGCAGGTGGTATCCCTGAGACTTGATTTTTTTCTGCATCACATAATCGAAAACGACTTTGTCATCGGAGCGAATGAATTGCTCTTCCAGGAGAGCGATTAAATTTTGCTTCAGGTCTTCACTCATACTTTTTATCCATCTTGTACTAGCTTTATGGTACGGCCGTTTTTTCAGGGGTATCCCCCTTTAGATCGAGATCTACCTAACCTATGTACCCGTCTGTTGGAAAAGCCTGTTCCAGTGCTTCGCACTAACACACGAGCACTCCTCCCCCTCCCCTCCTCTCACTGAATTTTGCATGTACTCCTTAGCTAGTACACAAATGCAATGAGATTTGGGATTCAGCCACCGGACACCTTTAAGCCCGGTACCAATCAGGAGCGCGATTGCGTTCCTGCCAGGGGCGGCTGAGTTGTATACCCCTGTAAAGCTCTGCCCTGATTTCTCACAAACAAGCGGAGCCTTGTGTTTGCTTCGTGCCTTGCTCTGTTCTCCTTGCGGAATGAAACAGGCTCAGCGTCAAAAGTGATTTCGTATACCTCCGCATATTTCAGGGCGACCTTCCGTCTCAGTGACGGAGGCAGCCCCTGTAACTGCTGCTGAATCCACTCTTCGTCTGCCTGGCAGTACCTAGATGACATCTCTGTCTGAACGTAATTCTGGGACATACAAGCCCTTCACCTCCCCCGTACGCGCTAAGCTTGGATGTGGAAAAAGCTCTGGTAGGTCTGGACGAAATTCATACGCTTGGATCTTTCCGTCGACAGCTGCAACCAATAACGGCACAAATTCTGGTGAAATCTTGTTCTTGCAGTTCAACCAATCGCAGACTGTTGACTGGGCCTTTCCGCATCGCTTGGCTAAGGCTTGCTGACTTCCAAGAATCTCAATAGCTTTCTCTATGGCTTTATGTTTCATAATCGCATCTCCTATTGAACGCATAATAACAACAGGAAAAGCGATATTCAACGTTAAACCTAGAATATTTATCGGAAAGCCGATAAACTAGCCAAGATAGAGAGGGGAGGAAAATCGCAATGACATTTTCAGAACGACTTGATTTAGCTATGCGCAACGCAAAATTTACGCAAGGTAGGCTGGCCAAAGAAGTGGGTATGGCTCAGTCCAGTGTTAATCAACTACTTAACAAAGCCAACGGTTCCAGAAAAACAGTCGAAATAGCAAAAGTTTTGGGCGTTAACCCGGAATGGCTCGCATCGGGTGTTGGTCCAATGGAAATCGTGACCTCTGCAGACTCACACCAAATACGTAACATTTCTGAAGATTGGGTTACTGATTCGTATGTCGTGGATGTTTTAGACATCAGATATAGTTGCGGACCTGGTAGTTATAACTCTGATTTTCCTGACATTGTCAGATCTATAGCGATAGAACCAGGATACGCATCAAGAGTTTTTGGCGGCAGACCAGCATCAGCAATCAAAGCAATAAACGCCCACGGCGACAGTATGAAAGGCACAATAGACCCTGAAGACTTGGTATTTGTAGATGTATCAGTTCGCACATTTAATGGTGATGGTATATACGCCTTTACATACTCTGGAACATCGCACATCAAAAGACTTCAAAAAATCAAAGATACTCTAACGGTGATATCTGACAACCCAGCTTACAAGGATTGGGCTATCGAACCGGAAGACTTCGAACAACTTCACATTGACGGAAAAGTAATTGTCAGTTGGCCTATGACACTACACCGTTTTGCATAAGCAAAAATCATTTAACCCGCCCACTCTTAAGTGGGCTTTTTTTTGGGAAAAAAATCGATAAACCGATTGACAGATGAAATCGGTAAACCTATTATCTTGACATAGGTATCGAACTCACCAAAGCAATTATAGAGGATGAGAAAAATGTCATCGTATATGGGATTACCAACAAATCAGCACGATGCTCTTGAGAATATTCAGCTCTTAGTAGGGGCTGGTGCACTACTGTATAGCAGCAATAACCCTGAGTTAATTGAACTTGCCAGCTCCATCCTGGCTGTAACTCAAAAATATAGCCTCACCGCGTCACGTTTATGCAAACAAAATTTAGCTATTAATTCCCAGAATCGGATTCGCACCCAACGCGAAACCTGCGGCTTAACAACCGCCGAACTCGCCAGGCTGCTCGAACTCGATGAAGAAATCATCATCCAGTGGGAGAGCGGAGAGTATGAACCAACCATCAGTATGCTTATCCCACTGGCTAATGTTCTTGGCTGCGATCCGATGTGGCTGTTAACTGGCGAGGTTACTCCTCCGGAGCAACCAAAAAGTGAGGAGCAGCAACACCATGACGCATCTCAACAAGTTTGCTCCTTATCTCGCGAAGCTCTTCTACGGAAGAACCAATACCAATGGTGACATAATCGCCGCTTCGCCCCTCAAGGTACATGCGAACATTTTTATCAATCATTGCGGAAACAGTCTCAATATGAAAACACTTCTGAGACTCGCTATATAGCAGAACATATAAGTCAGCTGAGGAAGCCATGAAAAAGTTCGAAAACATAACTGTTCTCCATGTTGATGACTTTGATTATACAAACCCGGAACTTCTCCCGGAGGTTGTAAAGGCAATAGATGTTGCCGATATAGTGATTAGAGGAAAGAGAATTGTCAAAAACAGGCTCGCATGCACTTCAGGAGCAATGACAGAAACAACCTCACAACAAGATGATTATGAAGGCATTTGTCTGGAGCCTGATTCATTTGCGGTAAATGTTTATCATTTATTGCATGCAACACAGGTATTACATATGTCCAGTCATCACGAAACGAAAACACTCGGCAGCGAAATTCTGAATTTTACATGTGAATATGCAAAAGCTGCTGCCGAAAAAGAATTAGCGCAATAACAACAAATATGCCCTAAACCTTTATTACGGTTTTATCGCCGGGGATTGTTACAACCTTTATTCACAGATGGAACTCAGTTATGACTTTCCTGAAAAATAAGGCATCGTATAAAACTGCCTGCCTCATTGCACAACATGGAGATTCTTATCTTCATATAGCCAACCTGTATTTGCGCAAAGCATATGGGAGATAAAATAATGGAAACATCAGCACGAAATAAAATACAGGATGTGCCTGAGGGGGTAATACACGAAAAAATAAGAGTGTTGCTAACCATTGAAAACGGGAAAGTAATTTACTCAAAACATCTGCTGGATAATGAATTCGTTGGCTGCATGGATACATTTCTGTGGATGGCAAAAAGAGCGGGTTACACGATTATTCCACCAGCAAAGGAGCAAACATTATGAATCATTCAGAGTTCCGACCAGAAGTTACGCCACATGGCATAAAAATTGGCAATACAACCATTGATTATGTTGAGGCCGTACAGCGGCTTAATGATGGTGAATACGATTATCCAAATTCTCACAGTTTAAGAATTATGCAATGTATTGCTGAAGCCGATGATGCCGGATTACTGGGACGATTTTCAGTCGATATGAAGATTGCTCAATGGCGATGGCTGTATGTGACGACGTTTATAAATGAAGAAGAAGGCAAGAACGGCACCATTGATATCCCTAACGATAACGGAACTACAGATCGTGCAGTTATTTATAAGGGGAAGCATGGCTGCCTGAGTATATACCCAGGACCACTTCGCATTGCCCTGCAAAACCATGTCGAATGGGGATTTATTGAAAAATATGGCGAAGCTGAAGGCATGGGGCGAGTTCTGTTTCTCTATCAAAAAATGCTCATCGCAGATCCTGATAATGGTTTCATTGTCTCTGCTATGGGCCGCGAAGGGCTTGAACTCCTTCTGGATGAAATGATTCACGATCTGAATACTCATGGTATACCAGAAGCACCAGTGACACATTAAATTACACATGGCAAATCAAAATAAAATTAATGTATTTCAGGTTGAATCAAAACATAAAACACCTGTGATAAAACACGTTCGCCGCCATACACGCATCTATACGCCAGAAGAGTTTATGGCAATGCCAATGATAAAGAAACTCATACGAGACAATCCCGGTCTCGTTGCTATAGATAAAAACAGTGGAGAAATAATGTTATCACGTGAGATTGCCGAAATTTACTGTAGCGTGAATAACAGTAAAAAGTTGAAAAAGGCAATCAGAAAGATATCAGGAGGAGCATGAATATTTATTTCAGAATAGTCATATCACTGGCAATTATCGCATGCATTTACGGATTACTCGTCCCGTTTCTGATATCAATGAAGGATACGGTAGCGGTAATTTCTGGCTTTGCACTGGCGTTTCTGACCCCGCCATGCATTTATGCCATTTATAAGGGGCTTTCTTTCACTAAGGATAAAAGATGAAAAAAATTATTTTTTCTTTAGCCATTGTTCTGCCTGCCATTGGCCTTGTCGGTTGTGATCGTGTTGAGCCTGGTAATGTGGGCATCAAAGTCAACAAACTTGGCGACGACAAAGGCGTCGGTGAAGTGGTCGGTGTTGGTCGCTACTGGACAGGCTGGAACACTGAAGTTTATATCTTCCCGACCTTTAAGCAGATGAAGACCTACGATGATCCATTCAGTTTCCAGATGAGCGATGGAACAACCATTGGTTACCGCATCGGAGTAGCCTACAAGGTTGATCCATCCAAAGTTACCACGGTGTTTCAAACCTACCGCAAAGGTGTGGATGACATTACCGACACCGACCTGCGCCAGAAGATAGCAGATGCACTAAATCGGCTGGCCAGCAAAATGACCACTGATAAATTTATCGACAGTGGCAAATCTGAACTACTGGATGCAGCTCTAAAAGATATTCAGGCAGAAATGACGCCCATCGGTATTCAGGTAATGAGCCTGTCTTATGTAGGTAAACCGGAGTACCCGCCAACCGTTATCGACAGCATTAACGCCAAAGTCACGGCAAACCAGAAAACACTGCAGCGCGAGCAGGAAGTTAAACAGCGCGAAGCGGAAGCCAACATGTTGCGCGCGGAAGCTGCCGGACAGGCTGATGCGATTCGCACAAAAGCTCAGGCCGAAGCCGATGCTATTCGTTTACGCGGTGAAGCTCTGCGCCAGAACCCCGGAGTTATGGAGCTGGAAGCCATCAATAAATGGAACGGCACACTGCCGCAATACATGACCAGCGATGCCAATACACCCTTTATCCAGGTTAAATAACTTATATGCCCGGCAGGCCGCCGGGCTAAGGGAAAAGCAGATGAACACTCATAATACCCAACCGCAAATAATGAACTATGACCCAAATCTGACGTTATGCGGACGCATGGCAAAACAAACCGTTCGATTAACTTTCGGGCTATGGGAATACCGCGAAACATTCGAAGTCACTGTCGGTGGCAACCTGACCGGACTCGATGTTATCAGTTGCGCTATTGAAAGCCTGTACGCAACGCTGCCTTATGAAGAAGTCGAGGATGAGCGCGATATCATAGCCACCATTAATATCGGCGGACTGGAATGCAAGGATGAAAAGCTGTCCGGAGAGCTCTGGCTTGCCGGGATGCTTATCTCAGCAGAAATTATCAGCATTGAACCCGCTACAAACATACGACTCTGAAGTTCACACTATTCAGAGAGCAGGAGAAAAAATGTTCGCTTTGATTAATCAGGGACAACTGTATACCGACAGTGCCGGTTACCCGGTAAAAATTATTCGCTGCATAAATAACACTGTGTTGTACAGAAGAATGGATGGGCAAATGCAGTCGGTAAAAATAAACGATTTTAATGGACTGTTTGAACGGATCGATCACCTGGAATACCGACAAATTCTGGCAGAAACATAACAGGAAGCTCATCTGAAAAAATTACGGGCCATGAAAAGGAAGTAAAGAATGAATAAAGCATTTGAACAATGGGTCCACCAGCGTTACGGCAATCGCTATGACCTGACACGAGATGTTGACGGTTTCTACTGTCGTGAAATTGTGAAACGAATGTTTGAAGTGTGGTGCCACTGCCGTGGGCTGAGTGTTGTGTGAGGTAATGCATGGGCAATGTGATTCAACTGGCTCCCAATGAATGGGTTTGTGAAAGCGTTCTAATCGCAATTACCGGGCTCAAACCAGGCACAATTCTTCGGGCCCGGAAAGAATGCTGGATGGTTGGAAGAGAGTATATTCACGTATCACCAGACGGTAATCCAAAGCCTTCCAGTGAATGTATGTATAACAGAAAAGCAATAGATGCCTGGGTCGCTTCAATGAAAAACAAACAACCTGGGTGATTTAATGCCATGAAGTATGTAAGCTCGTATCGCTCTTGGGCGTCTGGAGGTATCAATGGATAAAGTCAAATATCCAACAGGCGTCGAAAACCACGGTGGCACATTACGCATCTGGTTTAATTTTAAAGGTAAACGTGTCAGGGAAAATCTTGGTGTCCCTGACACTGCCAAGAACAGGAAGATCGCCGGAGAGCTGCGGACATCTGTATGTTTTGCTATTCGTACAGGAAACTTTGATTACGCTGCGCAGTTCCCTGACTCTCCTAACCTCAAGGCTTTTGGGGTAAGTAAAAAAGAAATTACGGTGAAGGAACTTGAAGAAAAGTGGCTGGATCTGAAACGAATGGAAATCTCTGCAAATGCATTCAATCGCTATGAATCCGTTGCAAGAACGATGGTTCCGAAAATTGGAGGCAGCAGACTGGTGTCATCGGTAACTAAAGAGGAATTGCTGTATATCAGGAAAGATTTGCTGACCGGATATCAGAATTCAACGAAAAACAAAGCAGCAGCAAAAGGACGGAGCGTCGTTACTGTAAATTATTACATGACGACAATCGCTGGAATGTTTCAGTTTGCTGCAGATCACGGTTACTTAGAAGCAAATCCTTTCCAGGGAATTAAGCCTCTTAAAAGAGCCAGGGCAGAGCCAGATCCGCTAACTCGTGACGAATTTATTCGCCTGATAGATGCTTGCCGACATCAGCAGACGAAAAACCTGTGGTCATTGGCTGTGTACACAGGAATGCGTCACGGTGAACTGGTCTCCCTGGCCTGGGAAGATATCGATCTGAAAGCAGGAACTATTACTATCAGGCGCAATTATACGAAACTCGGTGAGTTCACTCTACCTAAAACTGAAGCAAGTACAAACAGGGTTGTGCATCTTATCCAGCCCGCTATCAGTGTCCTGAAAAATCAGGCTGAAATGACAAGACTGGGTAAGCAGCACCACATCAAGGTTCAACTACGTGAATATGGGCGTTCAGTGAATCATGAATGTACTTTCGTATTTAACCCCCAGGTGGTTAGAAAAAGCAAACAGGTCGGTTTTATCTACAAGGTAGATTCTATTGGCGACTCATGGGAAACAGCCATTAAGCGTGCGGGCATCAGGCACCGGAAAGCATACCAGTCACGACACACTTATGCGTGCTGGTCATTATCTGCCGGAGCAAACCCAAGCTTCATTGCCAGCCAGATGGGCCATGCAAGTGCCCTGATGGTGTTCAATGTATACGGAGCATGGATGACTGACAGTAATGCAGAACAGATCGCAATGCTGAATCAGAAGCTGGCAGATTATGTCCCAATGATGTCCCATGGTCACCAAAGTGACACAAGAGACTTATTAAAATCAGTGGGTTAG